CTCTGATTGGATTAAGCAAACGAGAGAGTACTAAAGTATCTACAAGTTTCTTAGTTGTTAGATCAACATTAGCTAGTCTTTGGACAACAGGTACATCAAAGCCTATAATATTATGACCTATTAATGTATCTGCTGACTGAAGCAACTCAAGACCTGACTCTAGCTGGTGAGGAGCAAACTTATATAGTTGGCCAGAATCAGCATCTTGAGCTACAATGCACCAAATTTTGGTAGCATTTAAATCATCGGTTTCAATGTCGAATACTAAACTAAGCATAATCATTGAACTCCAAATCGTTATCGTCACCTTCAAAATCTTCCAAAGGTTTTTCTTTTAATCTTCCTGTCTCTCTATCGTATATTAACTTAGCAGCCAGACCAACATCACCTGTGTATCTAGACTTTAGTACTCGAAGTTGTGTAGTGTTGGCTTCTTCAGGATCGTCTGCTTGTTGGTTTCTTTCTAAGGCTATGACACAATCACTAAGTTGTGCTATGGATTGAGATCCTCTCAAATGACTGAGACTTACTTGGACTCCATTCTCATGTCCTTTGTTACCATCTACTCGTCTAAGGTGAGACACAAGTATCATGCCTGCACCTGTCTCTTCACATATAGATCTAAGCTTAGTCATTATAGCATCGATTGCTCTACGCTCATCTCCTTCTACTGTGGCTGAGACTAACATATGTAAGTGATCAACAACTATCCACTTGCATCCACAACCAACAATCATATACCTTAACTTAGAAAAGATATCTTCGATAGAGTTAGCGCCAAAGTGCGCATGAATCCATACACGATTCTCGTTGTCTCCGTTGTAAAGTATATCGAAGTAGTTATCTAATTCTTCTTTTGAAAATCTTTCTAGCTCTTGATCAATGTACAATCTTGCGTTGGCTTCAATGGATAAGATACCACTGATGGTCCTGTTAGGATCTTCCTCAAGTGCAATGATACCTACATTATCTTCTGTGTTTTTAATGAGCCAGTGTTCTAACTCACGAGTGACTGAAGACTTACCTAAACCTGTACCACCTGTAAAGGTGACAAGTTCTCCTTGTCTCAAGCCATATAATTTCTTGTTCAATCCTGCATAAGGATAAGGAACACTTGGTTTCTTTTCCCTGTTCATAAACTTATTCTTAAAGTCAGAGACATTGATTACACCTGATGGTGTATATGTCTTAGCTTCCCACCAAGATTGATTGTATGCGCTCTTAGCTCCTTCAATGAGCATGTCATTGGCATCTTTATAACCATTAGGAATGCGCATGATCTTAGCTTTGTTAGGTGTGAGTAGTCTAGCTACCTTCTTTGCTGCTTCTTGACCTGCCTTGTCTCTATCAAAACATATTACAACAGTGTCAAAGCTTTCAACAAACTCTAAACTATTTTTAATATCTCTGACTGCACCTGCTGCACCTGTCTTGATGCTGACTACAGGCCATTTAGATCCTAGCATTTCGTATGCAGCTAGAGCATCGAACTCACCTTCAACGATGGTAAGATACTTGCCTTTGCTTTTGAATAACTGTTCACCAAACAAACCACTCTCAGAGATTTCACCTGTGATACGGAAATCTTTCTTAGTTCCAGGTGCTGTTTCTGTTTTAACTTTGGTCGCAGTTAGTTTGTTATCAGCATAGTATGGAAAGACTTGTGATTTTATTACTGACTTTCCTCTGACATCGTGACCATTGATTACTTTAACACCATACTTTCTCGCTGTCTTTTCAGCTATATTTCTATGGTCTATCTTAGAGAAGATACCATTTCTAGGTACTTCCAAAGCATAGTGTTGTTTGTCTTTTAGTTTTGTTACTGTTCCTTGTTGTTCCATTGGTCTATCCTCACCTGTTTTATTGTAGTAGTCTTGTATAAAAGTATCACAACTAAAACATTTAGCTGATCCATCTTCATTGACTGAACAAGCATCACTACTATTACAAACAGGACAAGGCTTATGAAAATCTACAAATTCTGTATTCATCTTGTTTGCTCCTTCACTCATTTTGCCTACCACCTACCGAAGTTTATAAGTTAGGTACTTCTTACCTGTACTCCATTAGTCCTCTTCAGGAGGAAAAGCATCTGTCTCTTCAATGTCAATTGCAGGAACTTCTTCGCTATTAACAAGTTCAACTATTCTATTTGAAAAGAAATTAATACTTGCTTGTATCTCTTCCAAATCAAGAGTCATGTTTGCTTTCTTTTGATTGAGTCTTTGAAGTCTACCAAAGATGGCTTGCCCTTCTTCAGGTAAATCATCTACGTTTAGTTGTACTCCATCGATCTCAATGTAAGGTTTTTGTTCTTCGTTCATTACTAACTCCTATTAAAATTCAATATCATCAGCGCCATCAAGCACATCAAACTCATCTTCACTTCCGTCACTGTATGGAACGTGATCAATGATTTGTATTGCTTGAAGGTCTAAACGATTAAAAGTTCCGAACTTATTCTCAACAGTCTTAGGTTGAAACTGAACTTTTATTTTAGAACCATTACCTATTGGTTGATCAAAAGGATTCTTAGCTGAATCCACAACACGTACTGGTGGATTAGTAGAACCATCTGGTCTTAGGTAATACTTTTTGAAAAACAACGCAGGTTGCTCGTCAATTTCTTTGATCTTATGACCATCAGCTTCATACTTAGCAGCAGTTTCTTTGTCTACTACTAGAGTACACTGATAGGTAGGTGGATCAAAGGTGTCGTTGGGTTTTGTTGCGCTCACCCAATAAGCGATTCCTTCTTCTATCATATAAGGTCCTCCATATTTTAAGAAGTTATTGTTGTTAAACATTAGGTGGATTATACAGGAATCCAATCCCAATGTCAAGAACTAAATGAAATATAATAGAGAAAGTGTGAGGGTTTATGGAGTCACGAATGCCCTCACGCACTCGCCTGTTATAGAAACAGGTGTATCTAAGCGACCTGTGTATAGGTATAGTGTAGTATTGTATTGCTTATATTACACGACTCGTAGTGAGTATACACTTCTCATCATTTATATTTCTTCGTATCTAGTATTGTAAGGACAGATTTTAAATCTGTCAAGTTTTATTTGTTTCTTTGTGTGTAATCATAAAAGAATTTCTTTGGATGTTTCAAACCATCCACAATCTTTATTCTTTTAAGGCCATGCATCTTGAACTTAGCCTTCGTTAGCAGCTTGAAGTCTTTAAGATTGTCAAGACGAATCACCACTGACATATCCTTGAACTGCCTCAAGTATTCTCGTGCTTCTACAAGCCCTTTGAGTTTAAGATTCAAACCATTCCAGGTGTAATCAGTAGTGTTCATAAGGTCCACCATGCAGGTTTATCTCTGCCTCGTTCCCACTTAGCGTAATCTTTTTCGTTGATACAATAGTTGCGATAAGCTTTGATAGGATCATCGTCTTTGTATTGATCAGGCATGGCTTGTGCAAGTGGTGTCATAGCATCTAAAGGAATGTTTTTTGGAAGCTGGTCTAAACCTTTATACAAATTATCTACGCTTTTGTGTGTTTTGCCATAACGAAAAGTGTATTCTTCGCCCAAAGCCAAGAAGTGTTTATACAACCACCTATAATTACTATGTGTTTCTCTGGCCCAGATTGTACAAGGATGATTCCAGTAAGCTCTCTTGTATAAACCATTGGCATCTGCATACTCATCACCATCTAACTCTCGGTGTGCAGTACATAACATCTGTGCTGTTTCTAAAGGCATCTTGACTAACATCTTATCAGGTTGTGCTTGTGCTGCTTTCTCAGGACAGTCGTAAAAATAAAATATGTTCATTGTTGTATGGCTCCCATAACTAAAAGCATGATTAATAAAACGACTGAAAGAATGTGAAACGAATACTTAATCATTATCCTTTCTCTCCTTTAGGTGCTTCATAACGATAGTTATCGCTGTTCCAATCTAGTTCTAAAGCACTAACAAATTTGTATTTAATAGTATCTAATGTGTTTAAATCACTTAGATAGATGTCGTTTATTTCTCTGATACTATCTAAAATACGATCCAAACTATTTACTTTATTAATT